ATTTAACTGTACCCTTACTTTCGAGATCAGCCATGTTTAAAGTAAAATCGGCAGTGTTTCTTATCTGGATAAGCTCTGTAAAATCTCTGTTTGGTGAATTTACTGTATCTCTATCCTTACCCCAGTCATCATGACTAGATGCGAAGCAGGTTCTTGGATAACCAGACCAGTAATCGTCTGTTGAATTTCTGTTGTAAACTAAATTGTTCATACCCATGTCCCTAACTTCTTGTTCTGGGAAGTAGGAATGAACTATAATAGTCCTGACTTGATTCATCAGAGCGGTCTTTTTGGTACCGGGTGCGCCCATAAAAGCCACTACAACAGGCTCTTGGCGCTCCAACACATCACTGAAACCGAATCTTTCAAAGTCTTTCTTAATTTGTTTAATCGTTCTAATTTTGTGCTCTAGCATCTTGAAAAGAGCCATATTAGCTCTACCATTACTTGACTTCATAAATACCGATTCATAATCAGACAAGAGACCGCAAACTTTAGTATAGTTGAGCGAATTTAGAGTAAATAATCCTGAATTATAATCCTTATCAATGGACTCAAAAATAGGATTAAGCAAATCTAGTCTGTTGAGACTTCTTTCTTTAGTGTCAAGATCGAAATAATTATTAGTAAATTTATTTATATATGTTTTTAAAAAGTCAAAAACATTAGATAAGAATTCAGGTAAATCTTTAGCCAATCGACATATAGAAGTCAATTTAGATATAAAGCTAGAGGGCCAGTTATTAAAAAACGTAAAGAAAGTTGACAAATCGTCGAATCCTTGAGGCTTCAAATCATTTTCCTTAGAAGAAAAAGCCTTGAAAACTGAAACAATGCAGTTAATTACTACCTGTTTACACTTCTTCAAAAATTCTCCGAGACATTCCATGCCTTTTACGGCTACTATACCTGAAACGTACAGTACAGCTACAACTATGTTTTTCTTAGACGGGTCACTATAGACCTTATAAGCAACGTAGCCTAAGCCAGCGATAATTATAGCGTCTTTTATAGATTCAATAGCGTCAGCTGCCTTATTGATAGATTCTGGGAGTTTTTCTACAGCTTTGGCTGAACCGCTTGAAGTCAATTCCGACATAATGTCCATCAGAGATTCTCCTATATTGGTAAAGCCATCAACAGAGTTGGCAAGTTTATTCGTCATTCTCTGTTGTTGAAGAGTGCTGGGGATATGGGTTTTAAGAAAACCCATAACCTGATTAAACTGTTCCTCGTTGAAACTATGAGGAACAGATAAGCCTTGAGGTTGTAAATTATAAGCATTTACAGTTGCCATTTCTTGTGCAGTTGCAACATAAAACGCGTTTATAATCATATTCAACCTTCTGGGGCTATACGTGATTTCCATCCAACTTAAAATTTTTGGGATGAGAATGTGAGACTGCCCTGGGGTAAAAGACCCGAGGAGCATTATCTCATGTATTCCAGTAGGAGTATTAATTCTCCCTCTACACTTATTAAAGTGCACTGGAGTTCTACCGAAGACATATCGTGAGTAACTTCGCAAGAAAACTCTTTTAAAGAAATTATCGAAAAGGTCTCCATTTTCAATTGTCATTATCATATATTTTAGCAATTCGTCAAATCTAGGATTATCATGACATGCTATAACAGTTGTGTTAATAGTATCATTTTTATCATCTGTATCTGGGACAACAGCCGCAGATCTTCGGTGTAAACCGGAAATAGCTTGAGTAGCTTGTGGCACAACGGCCTCGTGATCATTAGTGTTAATAGACTTTTGGTTCATTGTTACTAATTTAAAAAAGATACGGCTAAGCGCATTTATTACACGTCAGCTTCCAGGAACGTGGGGCTAGTGTATTACCACTTGCACCTCTCCCTAATCGGGGAGTTTCTACTACGAGGCGAGTGCGTACTTATTAAGATATCACCGCACACATTAAGCTCTTAGAGAGTCCAGTCATTGGTTCTCGATCTGAAATCTAGAATCGATGGGTTATCTAGCTCAACCTAGTAAGAAGATTTTTATTAGCCTGACATTATCCTACTCGTCAGGGACGAAATATATGCTATATCGCCTTGCACGGACTTGCGTCCATATTTAACTTTTATTATATATTTTATAATTTTTAAGGTTTCTTTTATGACCAAGATCGCAGAACGTAATGGTCTTTTTTATTGTTTTTGTGTTTTTGGGTTATTTTCGAACATATATTTAAAGTCGTTGTTATCGACTATAATTGTATTGATATTAAATCTGTAGATAGATTTAATACCTTATTTAAATAAATATTTCGGGAAGAGCCTTACATTTTACTACGCTTAAAAGCGCAACGCATGCAATGAGTGTTAAAAACTCGACAGGAGACTCAGTAATGCTTATTTACCTCCAGCATAACATCGACCTACAGTTAAGTATTTTACCAGACTCAGTGAACCTGGTGGTGAAAATTATGAAATAGAATCCCTAGGAAATGAACTACGCGTAGTACGCAACACAGGGTTCCACATACAATAA